GCCATAAGGCTCTTGACCTGTGCAAGGTCACCGTTACCGGAAGCAAGCTCCCGCGCGGTAGCCAAGACAGAATCTTTCTGATTCTGCAATTGTGTCAAATTCATAGTTGTGTCAACAACTCCAGACGAGCCAGTAAATCCTGGCGCTCGTCATTGTCATGGGCTTTCGCCTCTACTACGATGTCCGGTTGCGTCTCTGGCTGGTCTGCATCCCGCAGTGAATCCCAGACTACAGGGGCAAGGCGCTTTGCGCTTGTCCGGCTAAGACCGACTGCATCCCGCAGTCGACGTTCTACACCCCGCAGGGAAGCGGGTTGTACGCTCTTCATACCGTGCATGGCATATAGCCCCTTAGCACGTCGAGCAAATTCGTCAATGATGGCATCCGCCATGGCTTGATCGGATACGGCTTCGATGGCTCCGCAGAGCGCATCGTAGTAGGCTTCAAGCCCCTCGTGGATAAGGTCACCTTCAGACTCATCAAACACGGAAACGGCGTACTCTTCCGGGGACTGTTCCGGCATTGGAGCCATGACCATTTCTTCTTCTTCCATGCCATACATGTCCATACCCATCATCGGATCCATGCCGTACCCCTTAGCTGGCTTTTTGATTTTGGTTAGCGCGTCTTGTCGATGCACTACCGATACCTTGCTCAGTACCAGCTCATCGCCCTGCTGTGCCAGCACTTGAATCTTGTATACCGGGTTGCCAGCACGGCCTATCTGCGGGTCACCTTTAGGCTCTGGGCTAAGAGGCCCGGAATCGGATATCGCTACGATCTGACCACGGGCTTTGCCGCCAGCACTGTTCCAGGTTACATAGTCATTTACCCGCAGCTCGGCTTTTGTCTCTTGCATCTCAAAGATATCCTTCAAGGTTTTGACGCTGTTACGATACTCGGCAGGTGTCGGTGTAATCGATGCTTCGGCGATAGGCCAGCGGGTTATCTCAGCTGCACCGCCCATGCTCTTCCGCTCTACCAGATGACCAGCAGCACCAGAGGAAAAGCCCATCTTGCCTTGCTTGCAGAGCTTTGCAATCATGCTGCCGTATTCATCGGCCATGTCCAGCTGCGCTTCGTACCATAGCCCGACATCGTCCATCTTGATGTAGCCTGTACCGATGCTCTTCTTCCCGACAGCGGCATCCATACCGTGGTGGTAGTAGACGTTGAGAGGTACGCGCTTGCCTTCAGTCATCGGGAAACCGTAGTCGGTTGACTTCGTAAAATAGTCACCTTCAAGGTCAGCGTTCTTAGTATCGCCAAAGCGCACGAGGTAGCCTTTGACGTAACCAAGCCGGTCGCTCTTTATCCCGTCTACAAATGATGTCAGCAAGTCCATGGCTTCACTATCCCACATACCTACACAAGGCTCCGTAAGGGCAGTACGCGGGTTGTAGGCCCCCAGTCTTGGTTATCTTGCACGGCTACGAAATCAGCAAGCGGTTTGCCATCTAGATACATTTGATATCTTGCAGGCCCCATGATGGCTAACTTTTCAGACTCTGACAAACCAGCAAGAATCCGATCAGGCGTGGCTACCTCTGGCCGTGTATCTGGTATCGATGAATCACCGGTTATCTCTGCCCAGGATAGCGTCTCCGGAATCATCACGCATCGGCAGTTCGGGTGGCTTGGCATGATGACATCGGTGGCATGAAGCGTACCGGACAAAGCCAAGCAAGCAAGGCATACCCTGCTATCCTGCGTAGCTTGCCTTCGGTATCCGGTCACTGCCGGGTTCTGCGTGTATAGTTGCCGCTGGGCTTCCCGACTTGCGCGTATCATCTCGGTTCGGGCAATAGTCTCTGCTCGTTGCCTACCGATGTCAGCTGCCTTGCGTACCCGCCGTGCTACCGTGCGTGGGCCTTCACCAAGGCTGATGCCTTGTACCAAAGCCATCTGCATAGCGTCGGTGGTTACTTGAGGGATTGAGTCAAATAAGACCGCCAGAGGGCTGCCATCACCAGCCATGCCGACAAACGCTTGGAGGGCCTCGTCAGGTAAGTTTGTCCATCCCATACCAAGGCTAACGTTGGCTGGCTTTTTTCCCGCTGCCGTTTCAACGAGGCGTTCAGTTGCCTCGTTCGCAAGGATGGCCGATTCAAGTTGTCCATCAGCGGTTATCTGCGCCCCCTCAATGCTGAACTTCTTAAGGTTACGTCCTAACTCTTCTATGTTGTCAATGATCCGCTGACGCATCCAGAGTATGGTTTCGCTCGGAGGTTCCCCGTTGGCTTCACGCTCGGCTATCCTACCTTCCAGCGCTTCAAGCTCATCGATGCTCGCCTTTGTCGCTGCCTTGTATGCCCGTTGCATACGGCTTATGGCTACACCTTCACGCTCTAAAAGGTCATTCCGGTACTTCTGCCCAGCGGCATATATCCGTGCTGTCCCGCTGTCTACTCGCTTGAGATTTCCTCCAGCGAATACCCGTAAAAAGGGTGGCTCTTATACACTACCCCCGGAGTGCATACGTGGTCACCGTCAAGGCTCTTGCCGTCTGGCTGCATTGCGTCCCGCTTGGCTGTTGACCAGCGGAACCCGGCATCGCCGCCCCATAAGTCCCAGGCTACACGCCCCGGTGAAGGGAACCCTTCATCACCAGCGTTGAAGCCTTCGGCCTGTTTGTCTACTTCATGCCGTGAAAAGAAAGAGTACATCCGGAGTATCGTGTCTTCGGATAACTTCTCACCGTTCACGATTTGGTTTGCTCGCGCAAGCCCTACCCGTGTGCCGCCGTCAAAGCCTTCAGCCTTCCAGTCAAGCGCCCGTTGCGCTGCTGTCCGCATTGCTTCTGTTGGGCGGAACTTTACATCGTAAGACCGAACGGCTGCACCTTCAAAGCCATCACCGCTTTGTACGGGTATAGCCGTCGGGTGTAGCTGCCCTTCATCTTCCGGCACCGCTTCAAGCCCGGCTATACGCTTGGCTTCAGCCCGATCAATAATGCCCGCCTTATACAGTTTCTCGGCTCTTACCGCTTCCGCTTGCATATCGTCGGCAAGCGCCCTGACCGTTTCAAGGTCATACATAACATAATCACCCTGCTGTGTCTCAGGGTATTCCGGCAGCAGGTCGGCAGTGATGGCATCCGCCAATGTACGGAGCAACGGCACCATGCCATCTTCCCAAGCCGCTTGCTGGGCGCGTTCGTAATTACTGTATGTAGACCGCTCTAAGCCGCTTCCAAGCCCTAAGACCATAGGGTTGATGCCCAGGGCTGAACAGATGCGCTCCTCCGGTACGCGCCGTACAGAGTCAAGCGCAAGCTCGGAAGGAGTAAGGGATACCCGATCCATCTTGTACGCACCGGTCATAACCACGATGCCGCCGCTACCGTCCCCGGTAAGGTCTTCGTGAAGTTGGCGCTTGACCTGCCGAGCATCATCCATAGACATGTCAACGCTGGTCTCTTTGGCATCAGGCCCGACGATAAGCGATGGCATAGCACCGTTAGCAAGCAAACCATATGCGGTTGTGGATGCGGTGTTATCGGTAGCTATCTCGCGCAGGACAGCGGTAAGCGGCGCTCTACCAATGCGGATGTCGCTAGGGTCACGCCCGTACCGGATATGGATGATGTCACTTACCGGGATGTCAAAAGAGCGGCCGTCCGTGGTGTAGATGTAGTGCGTCAAAGGGTTTACGCCGTTACCAACCGGGCGTACCATGTCCTGCGGTAAAAACTGCAAAGCGGTCACGGTGCCACGGGTGGAAGAGCGTATCTTTCTCAGGTAAGTGTTGCCAAACAATTTGAAATCTTGAATGACCCAGCCCCAGAAAAGGCTACCCATAATCATCGGATCCGGTTGCGCCATGAGCTGCAATACCGGGTGGTCTTCTACAGGCTCCGCCTGTTGGCTGTCTACCGGTCGGTAGAGTCTTGGAGTTGCTTGTGGATAGTTCCTGACGTACCAGTCAATGGCTGATGCCACAACCCCGTTTAGCCCTAAGTCACCGGCAACTCTAGCCCAGTCCTTAGTACTTCCAGGGAGCGCCCGGCGTAGCAAGGTCTGCAGCTGACCAGAGCCATAACCGGTTAGGTAGATGTCCCTAGACTGGCTAAGTGGCAGCGGTAGTGCCTGTGTCGGGTTGGCTGCGGCTTTACGGCCTAAGAAGCGGTCAAAGATACCCATGCTCCCAGTATCCCACAAAAAGAAAAAGCCCCCTTGCGGGGGCCTGTGGCGGTTCCTGTGTTTAGTCTCTGGTGATGTACTGAGTATCTACATCAAGTCCGAGTGCGTGGTACTTAGCAATGATGGCTTTTGATTCCTCGTTGAGTCCACCAGCAACGTTGGACTGGAAGCCTACACTACTTGTGTAGATGTAGCGGCGGTAGCTGTTGCGGCCATACTGAGCATAACCATCGAATACCGAGTTGATGTCTGCGGCATCGATGCCGGCCTTCTTAAGGTCTGTCTTGCGTGTGCTTGAAACCTTGATAACGTAAAAGTCGAAGTAATTTTCCATTGTTCTATCTCCCTGCTTGATGTAGATAATATACACCGCCCGTGTATATCTTGCAAGGGTATAGAGATATATATTTTAGACTGCTCCCCAACTTCGCTTAGATCCGCACACTTGCCAAGCATAAGCCAGAGCGTCAACCACGTCATCATGCCGCCCAACCGGGAAGGATAGCAGCTCATCTTCAAAGTATGCCGGTAGTCCTTGGCAGTGCATTACTTGGCTTTGCTCGTACCGTGCCTCCAGAGGGGCAAAGCGGGTCACTTTGTCACGGTCTGGGCGTATCCCCCGTATCGGTAACTTCGTGCGGCGTAGAAGCTCCTGCACGACAGCGGCTTGGTATTGCACCTGCTCGATGCCGATCATACTAGGATTCCACTTAGCCGCCATCATCTCGATGAAGCGCAGGACAGATGCAAAGTCCGCGCG